AGGTCTCGAAGATATCCCCCTCTCCCGACGGGAACAGCGCCTGCTTCTGGATGTTGTGAATCTCTTCCTTGAGGGCCTGGATCTGGGGGATATCCATCCCCTTGATCGCCTCGGCCATGATGCCCTTGAGATCCTCCATCTTGATCGTGACTTCACCCGTCGGTTCCGGCATTGCTTTTTCCTCCGTGTCCTGAAACGAAAAAAGCCCCTGCTCAGGGGGCCTTCGCTCGCTTCGGATGTTTGAAGTTTGTTTTAGTTCACGCGGCCCTTCATCTGGTCGATTTCCTTCTTTGCTGCCTCGCTGATGACTTCCCGTGCGATCGCGATGATCCTCGCTCTTGCCGCCTGCTTCTCGGCTTCCGGCGTTTCCTCGTCGCGCACGACCACGAGGCGGGGCGGCGTCTTCTTCTCCGGCGGGTTGTCGTGACGCTCCTCTTCACCCTTTTTCCCGCCATCCGGTTCGGGCGGGAGGGTTTTCAGAAGCGGTTCCAGATTCTTCATTGCATCAGCCATCGCTTGCATCGCGGCCTCGCACTTCATGCACATCGCCTCGCAATCGGCCATTTTCTTTTCCATGGTCGTCATCTGCTTTTCCATGGCGGTCATGCGGGATTCCATTTCGTCGGAAGCCTTCTCCGGCGGAGGAAGTTCGGGCGGCGCGATCGCCTTCGTCAGCTCGGCGAACTTCTCCGGCTGGCACTTCTCGCAGGCGGAGCCGATATCCTCGCCAGCGGCGTTCGTGAAGACCACGACCTCGGCCTTGCAGGTGGAGCACTCCCCCGGCTTGTGCTTGTCGCATCCCTGCCCGCAGCCCTTGCACTCCTTCACATCGACCAGCCCGAACCAGTGCTTCTCGGGGACCTCGAACGGCCCCTTTGGGTCCTCGTTCTTATCGAGGAACTCCTTGACCGTCTGCGCGAACGGGTTCATCGGGACGCCCACGGGCGAGTACTCGAGCAGCTGCCACTTCGTGACGTCGCGGCCGTCGTACCTTCCCTCCCGCATGAGATCCTTCGCCTCGTCAACCGAGTAGCCGATCGACCAGTTCGGGAGAAAACCACCCTTGATCTTCTGGTAGAGCCGCTGCCCCGTCTCGTCGTTGAAGAACTGCGTCTTCGCCAGGATCCCCGGCTGCCCCTTGAACTCGTCGATGGTGATCGACAGGGGCTTTCCGACCGGCTCCGACCCCATCGGCCCGCGGCCATGCAGCAGGAGCACGACCGGCTTCCCGACGATCTTCATTCCCTTGGCCCGCATGATGTCGCCGCCGCGGTCCTTGTGCTCCGTGGAGATGAAGTTCTCGACGATCAGGTTCTCGTCGTCGAACGCCTTGACCTCGGCTTCGAAAATCTTGTGCTCGATCTTCATGGGTCGCTCCTTTTTCGACGGGTTGCGGAAATGAAAAACCCCGCCGGAGCGGGGTCGAAAGGTTTCACGTGGAACAGGCGGAACGGGTGATCTACGACTTCTCGTACCCGAGCGCACACCGGCAGTTGATCGTCTCCGCCGGATCGCTCCCGTTCCCCGGGGCGTCCATCTCGTCGTCGCCGACTTCGAACATATCGCCGATCGGGATCCCGTCGGCGTACTGCTCGCCGGCCTGAACGTGCGTCGGCCGCACGTCCTCATCCCCCGCGGTAAGCCAGGTCTTGACCACCTTCTCCTCGATGCCCGCCTGACGGATCGCCAGCAGGTCCGCCTTATTCGACGCCGCGATCGTCTCCGTGCGGGCGATCAGGGGGGCCCGGTACTTGTCGTAGGAGTCGAACGTCTCCCGGAGCGTGTCTGCGATGACGGAGAGCGGCTTGCCGTCGGAGAACCCCTGCCGCAGCACCGCCCGGATGTCGTCGAACGTTGTGCCCGCGACCTCCGTGGAGAACATGTCCATCCGGGAGCCGAGCCACTTCGCGACTTTGGGATCGTTCACGTTGAACGCGAAGTCGACGCCTATCTCGCGCAGGATCCGCTTGCCACCCTCTTCAACCAGCGCGGTGACGGGAGGCTTGACCAGCAATTTCAGCCGGGCGATCTCCGCCTTCTTGTCGATGTTGATGTCGTCGCCGACGCCCTTCTTGGCGATGTGCTCCTGTACGGACTTGCGGGACCAGCCGGCATACTGCGCCTCGACCCGGGGTCCCAACTTGTTCAGCCGACCGATCACCTCCGAGCCCAGGTTGCGGAAGTATCCCTTCATCTGCGACGTGACCATCCGCTCCCAGGGAGCCTGCCGGGAGACGAACTGCCGCCAGCGCCGCGCGCGCACGGCAGCGGAGGCCTTCTCCTCGATCTCTTCGTCCTCTTTCGGAGGCAGAGGAGGGGGCGGAGCGGGCTCGCTCAACGCCTCCGGGTCCTGCGTCACGCCGAACGAGAACCACGGCTTATTGCCCCACGGCACTTCCGGGCGGCCCTTGCGCTTCAGCACGTCGTTGATCGTGGAGACGTAGGTCCGCAGCTCCATCTCCGTCTCACGGAGCGCGAAGTCTCGATCGCCAACGTCCCTACGTTCGAACTCGCACACCAGCCCGCGGTCGTACCGGGGCAGCAGGAACGTGTTGATCTGCTCCTCGATCAGCATGCTCTTGGGGAGGATACACTCCTTTTCGAACGTCTCGTCCAGGACCTCCATGTTCGCCCGGTTGCTTGGGACCTCGAGGCCGAGTTTCGCCTCCGAGAGGTCGTACGACGTTATCAGTTTCTCCCGGGCCCACTTGGCAACGTCGGTCATCAGTGAGTCTCGGTTCGACCAGCCGGTCTTCTCCGCCGCCAGCCCGGAGTGCGTGATCAGCGGACGGCCCGACTGCGCGGCCTCCCCGAACTGCTCCCGGACCTGGTCCCGAAGCTCCTTCGCCTGATCCTTCGTGAGCGGCTGTGTTGTGTGGAGGTGGATCCCCGGGATGCCCTTGTTCTGGAACAGGGCCCGCTGCTGCTGCATCAGGAACAGGTCGATGTCGTAGGGGTAGGTCTGCGCCATCAGCGGGGAGAAGCCCTGGAAGGGGGAGGCGGGGTTCGGGTACTTCAGCGGGAGCACGTCCTTGGGGGCGAACCGGTTGTTCACGGTGCCGTCAGTGTAGATCCACGCCTCGATCATCATCTTCGCGTTGACCAACGGCTTGATCTCCGCGGACTTGGTCAGCGGCAGCGGCCATATCTCGCCCGGCAGGCCGAGCCCGTTGGCCGGCGTGTACCACGCGCACAGGCCGCCCAGCTCCATGCGCATCACGGTCTCGTACCACAGCACCATGCGCGACATGATCCCGTTGGGACGGCTCAGCAGGGAGAGCCACGGGTGCTCGTAGATCTCCTGCTTCTCGTAGCCCATGTCTTTCAGTACGTATTTGCGCTCGGCCGCAGTGTCAATCTGCTTCATCTCCGCGAGGATGGCGCACGGGTCGAGGACCTTCTCGCCGGTCTTGCGGCGGTAGACGAACAGGTGCATGTTGCGGGTCGCGAGGGTCTTCGCGATCTTGTCGATCGCCGTGTAGACCCACGACTTGTAGGCGTCGACCAGCTGCGAGTACTGCTTCTCCGGGGCTATCCCGGTGTTCATGGCCGTCATCACGGCGGAGATCAGGCTGTCCGGCACGGCGACGGCGGCCTTGGCTTCCTCGATGGCCCGGCCCACCTCTTCGGGGTTCTTGTATCCCCGCCGGCGGGCGACAAGATCGATGAGTTCGTTCAGCACGGCGCCTCCGTTTACGCGAAGAAGAATCCGGGCGTTCCCCGGTTCCTCATCCAGTTCACGGCCTGAGTGGTCTGGTCGACCTCGTCGTCGTTCGCCCCGCGCGGGAAAGAAGCCATCTCCCCGATGTACTCTTCGACCCACGAGGCGATCGACGGATCCGGGAGGTACAGGTTCCCGGCCTCGTGCTCTGGTTGGATCGCGTACGCTCGGGCTTCCTTGCCGCCCTCGGGATTCACCGCGATCACCCCGGGGATCTCCTTCTGCAAGGTCTCGATGATGGCCGGCCCGTTCGCCTTGTCTTCCACCAGAACGGCGACAGCCGTCGGCCACCGCTGCTTCATCGCGCGGACGGCCTTGACGGAATCGGCGAACCCCATCTGTTCCTTGACCCGGTCGATCAGGTACTTGTCCGCGCCGAGGCGCCCCCAGGCGCCGCCGGCGACGTAGTCGGAATCGGTGGTCTTCTTGAAGGTCATGTCCCACGACAGTACGATCTCGTCGAACTTGGCGGGCCGGGCCTTGTAGAACCGCCAGTGCTCACGCTTGAAGATGCCGCCGCCGGCCGGAGCGGGCGTCTGCTGCAGCTGCCCGGCGGTACCGAAGCTCCCCAAGGTCTTTTTCGATTCCGCCAGCTCTGCGGGCGGGAATCGTTCGACCCAGAGGGGATCGCCTACTTCCTGCCGGGGGTCATAGGGACCGAGGACGGTCGACCGCCGCTTCCCGTCGAACTCCATCGGAATGCAGATATGCTCCCAATTCAGACCCTGGGAGAGCAGATGCCCGGTAGCGTCCCGCTCGTGGCCACGCTGCTGGATCACGACCTTCCGGCCGGTTGCCGGATCGTTGAACCGAGTGCTCCACACCTCGTCCAGCCAGCGGTTCACGCTTTCCCGCTCGGCCTCCGAGTGAATCTTTT